CACTGCTCTCTGGATGCGACCACCGGCGTTGCATAGCTCCGGAGGATTCATGCAGTCGATCCACGGACACAGTTTGCAAAACGCCTTGAGACGTTTGGTGAACGCCTGCATGGTGATGCGGTTGACATTGGAGAAGCGCTGATACTCGTTGAACACCTCGTCGCGTGCAATGTAGTCATCGAGGTGACCGCCATCGGGCGAGAAGTAGCCTTCTGCCCAGTCCTCGAAGTTGGCACCCATAGATGCCTTCAGATGGCGCTTCTCCATGTTACCCATTGGGGGCTGCGGTTTGATGCCTGTATCCTTTAGTGCGAGATATACCCGGCAGCACTGCAGCCAAAAGTTAAGGTCGGCATTCCACTCCTCGTCGCTGTAGTCGAAGGCATAGAGTGTCTTGTTGAAGTCATCTCGGATAGTCCTTGTTTCGTGGTAGTCGTTGTCATCGGTCTTTTGATGGTACCAATCGGAGAACACCATGTAGAGCGAACGTGCCTCTGAGGATGGATCAAAGTCTTGAGGTACATAATTGGTCGTGAATGCGAGCTTAGGGGATTCGTCGAAACCGATGGTAAATGAGCGGTTGTTCTTCGGGTTCACCGTCATGTCGCTCGTGATGTTGTCGTAGAATAGACCGAGGTTTAGATATCGGTCGCAGTCGTCGACGAGCAGTAAGTCCGTAAACTGGCTCACCTGGTCGAACACGTGCGGATTATCCATGAGCTTCGGATTTCGTCCGGATAGTTTTACGGTATTCATCATAAATGAGAGTACCTTAAAGAAGAAAGACTTTCCGGAACGACCATTGCATTCGTCCTCCTCGCCTATCTTATTGTCCATAGCCAATGGAGCCCATGCCCTGACAAAGTCCTTATATCGATGAAGCATGTATCCGAAGGTGAAAATTTTATTGATAAGGTTTTGTTTTTGCTCTGCTATCTCATTCGCCTGCAGTCCTTCGCCGTCAATGCGGAATGGGTTCGCCTTGATATATGCAGCAGCAGCCACTCTATCTTCGCCGAAGCGGGTCTCGGTCTCATCGCGCCAGTATAGTCGCGAGGTGTTGATGAGATACCCGAAGAAGTTGCTCTTAACATTGAGGACTTCGATATCGAGATGTATGCGTCCGTCGGTGGTCTGTGTCTGCTTAATATTGAACATGTCTGGTAGTGACTTGAATCGATGCGGTATAACGCCTTCCTCCCAGACGTAGTTATGTAAGTCGTCTGCGCCTGGATCGTACTCTTTGAGCCCATTAGGGATAGCCTCGGACGGCTTGCACACCTCGATGGTCTTATTCGGAAAGAAGAAGTATTGCGAGTTCGGCGTATAGTTGGTAAAGTTCAGGTCTATCTCTTGGAGCGACTCAAGAGCTGCAGGTGATAGCTTGGTAGTATTCAGCACAAGATTGAGGATATTGCGGTCCTCGAATCTATCGACCACCCACCGACGTATGAACTCGCGCACCTCCTTCACGTTAACGCGCTTAACGATGTTGCCCTCGATGCGTATAAACTGAGTGTTAGCCGAGTTCTCATCGTGGAGGGCATAGAAACCATTAAGCTGAAGGAAGTTGTACAAGCAAGCTGTGTCAACCTCTGTCTTCGGTCTGCCGTCTTTGTTGATAGTCTGTACCCAGAACTTGGCAGGCATGGCTACCTTCAGCAGATTGCGGAAGTCCTTGCGCTCGCTGTGTATTTCGAGCCAGTCGCGCAAATCTTTGCGAGGCTTGCCACGGTTGTCTTTGTAAGTCAGAAGTTTGTCCGGGAGCCATGCCGTATGGATGTCGATAAAGCGCAACGCGAGCTCACGACCTTTGCGTCGCCCTGTCTCGTCGATATCGGGTATATTGTAGAGCACCTCGACGTACTTCATTATCTCCTTATACTCGTCGACAGAGAGCTGGTAGGTCTCAGAATTGAACCATAGAGGAAAGTAGCCCATGGACTTGCAGCAAAGCGAGTCGCGTTCACCGGAGCAGATAACCGCTTCGGGCAGCTTCTGCTCTTTGTACGGTTTGCCGTCCTCGTGCGCTGCGTACCACTCTTTCTCCTCCTTGGCATTGAACTCACGATATGCCTTCTTGAGCTCCGCAAGCCCGTTAATGTAGAAGCGCGGCTTGGCACCTGCAGGCGTGTACGAGAAACGGAAGCCTTTGTCGCAGTTGTAAGGCTCATATACCTTATAGAACTTCTCTTCAGGCTGGTCGCCCACGGCCTCTTTGATAACACACTCGCGCATGAATATAGGATAGTGCTCGGTAGAATACTTGACCGTCACCTTACGGTCCTTGACATTTGCTATCCATTTGACAGAATGCCAATGAAGTGCGTCGACATGGTCTTGCGTCACCTTTGGGCCGAGCGCCTTGAGTTCAGCTTCAGTAAACTTCTCGTTGAGTTCGAAAGGACGTGTACCGTCTTTTTCGTCTGCACGAGCTTCACGCTGACGAATCTCTGGACGGTTCACAGAGCGGTCGAGTTCGTCGCGTATGTCGAACTGTGCCGCCAGCTTCAGTATAGCCTCGTTGAAGCGTGAGCGGTCGTAGCCATTCTCACGCATAAAGATGTCTATGGCATTTTCGCCACGACCTTCGCCGCCGAAGTCTGTGACCTGCCATATCGCGCCATATTTTTTTGAATTGAATTGTCGCAAGGAGGCTGAAGGCGTGCGCTCGTTGCGTATGGAGAAGTGTTTGTTCTTCTGGTGTACGCAGTCACGCGCCTGCGGATATATGGATAGAATGATATCCAGGCCTCCATTTGTTGCGTTTAGTATTTGTTCTACGCTAATCATTTCGCTTGGGTTTTATTCGCTTTGCAAAGATAGTGGCAACGCATCGCTGCCACAAAATCACGATATCACACTTTATTATTGTTTTCAGAGGATCTTTATATCGATGCTCAGCGAAGGGATAAACGCACTGAAAAATGGGGTA